TCCTTATCTATAAAGTTATATGCTGATTCTACCTTGTCACTAGCCACTTGATATCTTTTTTGTAATCCTTGAATTATATTTTGTCCTGCCTCTTCTAAAGACTCAATGTTAAATTCTCCTTTATTAAATCTTTTAATAAGACTAGACGCAGAATTCTCTATATCTATATTTTGTTTTTTAAAAAACTCTAAGGCTAATTTTTGTGCATCAACACCATATGCTCCTTTAGCGGCTGCAAACAGTCTAGCTATACCTTCCTTATCACCTCCAGCTTGCGCTCTAGCTAACATAAAATCAAACTTTCCAGCACCCGCTTGAACTCCAGCTATTTCTGGAGTTTCACCTAATTTTAATTTTTCTGAAAATTCTTTTATAAATTTTTCATCTATTTTAGTGGTATCAATACCAGCAGCTTTTGCCGCTTTTTCTCCTTTTTTATTTAAAACAACTTTTGTCACCTCTTCTCCATCCACAGTTTCTTTTATAACTTTAGTAAAAGAGGGATTACCCATAATTTTTTTCCATGTTAAATTAATCACTGGAGCAACAGCACCTTCGAATGCAAAAGGAACAATTCCAGATATAACAGCTCTTTGTGTATCTATTTCTTTTGCTCCCAAAGGTTTTGATGCAACATCTTGAGCGATTGATGTTCCTGTCCCAGCTGCTGCAGAATATAGAGCCTTTTTTAATTTTGCCTTACCAGCTTTTTTCATAGCCCAAGAAAAACCAGGAATGTATGATAATATTTGCGCTGTTGTTTGAACAACATCTTGCGTCGATGCACCTGGTTTATTTAAGTAAAAGGATTTTCCATCTGGAAAAGTAATTATTATATTGTCAAATTTATCTTTAAATATTTCTGTATCTGGAACCTGTGCTTGTATAATTTGCGCTTGAGCTTTTTGATTAGGATTTATTAATAATCCTACTCCTATTTTAAAATTTGTAAATCCTCCATAATCTGCATCTCCTATTTCAGGAAGATCTAAAAATTCTGTTTCTTTAGTTCCTGAAAAAAAATCATACACAACTCCAGCAGCATTACTAATTCTTCCTTTTAAAGTTTTTCCAAGTCTTTCTTTATCTAAAGCTTTAATTAAATCTGGATTAGTAACTTCATCACCAGTTATCTCTTTATCTGAATCTACAAAACCCTTTAATCTAAGTTTATCTAATTGTTTAATTAAATTAGGATCGGTTACTTCCATAATATCTCCTATCTAAGTTCATTATAATAAACTTTACCATCTGCTCCATAATGGTAGATATACTGCTTACCATCAAGTGATATAATATTTGATTTAAATTCTGTATCCACTTTTTTACTTAATGCATTTAATGTTTCTTTCATATCTGGATCAATCAAAGGATTTTGTTTATGCCACTCCGCTTTAGCTTCTCCCCATGACATTCCATCTGCATTTCTTTTTGACAAACCACCATTTTGATCAACCCAATTCTCTGCAAATTGTGAATATCCTTTTGCTAACTCATTTTGTCTATTAGCTATTTGTAGTAAGTATTGATTACCCTCTCTAGTCATGGATAAACCAGGTGTTATAGATTTAGTATAATTTCTTTCACCATCAGATATAGCCCCTGAAAATTTTTGTAATCCATCTAAAACTAATCCACCAGAAACTCCAGTAACTATTTCCGCAGCTGTGGTATCTTGTAAATTAGGATCTATTCCAAATTCTTCGGCTATTTTTTGAACACCTGTTCTAAGTTCACCAAAAGCTCCTGTTTTTAAAGTTTCAACATTATTTATTGCTTTTAAAATTTCTAGTTTTTGATCATTAATAATAGCTAAATTTCCTGCTTTAATAATATCTGAAAATTCTCCACCCCTAACTTTTCCTATTTCTTTTTGTTCTTGAGTTTCAGGTGGCGGCGTGCTTACTTGAACATTAGTTCCACTACCTCCAACTTGAGAAATTTTATTCTTATCCAAATCTATTTGATAAGCCTTATCTCGATTTAAATTAACACCACTTTTTATTAAAGCGTCAACTTCAGGACCAGATAATATTTTAAATCCTTTTTTCTTTTCTTTCAACGCCTGTCCTAAGACTGTAGACACAGCAGCTTGATCTCTTTTAGCTGCAGCAGCTTGCCTTGCATCATCTGCTTTTACAAACTTACTATACCCTAAACCTAAAGCATCTATTGGATCTGCCCCTGAGGCTAAAGCCAAACCAACCTCACCTAAAGGTAGTCTTGTTCTAGGTAGCGGTGCAAATCTGTCTTGTATGCCTTTAATTATTCCTAACTTTGATCTAAATTCATCCTCTGTAAATCTACCGATTTTATCTGTCCCTGTGCCATACTGCTTTCTATCTACAACATTAGACATGATACCATCATTAGACTGTCCGCCTCTTTTAAACATCGGTCTTTTTAATATTCTTGACATTAAGTTCTTTTACCCCCAAATATTCTGCCATATATATCAGCACCCGCTAGACCTAAACCTAACGCTGTCATTAACGGACTTGCACCTGATGCTGCTTCAGCTTGAGTTGGAGCTATTTGAACTGTCCCTGCTCCTGGTGTTAGTCCTGTTATACCTTGACCAAATCTAGCTAGCCTGTCTCTTGGATCTTGCACTGCCATGACTGCCGCCTGTCTTTGTGCATCTAGTATTGCTTGTGTTTGTGCTTGTTGCTGTGCACCTAGTGTGCCAAGGCCAGATATCTGTGCTCTACTAAAGTCTTGCGCTCTGCCACCTAAACCTGATTGTAGGTTTGCAATACCCATTTGATTTGCAAGGTCTTGTTGTCGTCTTTGCGCTGCACTTTCAAAACCTCTTTGTTGTAAGTCTGCAACTAATCTTGCTCTACTTAAGTCACTTGCCGCATCAAACTCGGCTCTTTGCACACCTTCACGGCCACCACCAAAAGCACCAGCCACGCCCAATGTTCTAGCTGCTAATTGGTTTTGTTGTGCTTGTCTTTGTTTATCAAACTCTGCAAGAGTCGTATCTATAACTTGTTGTTGAAAAGGTGATGTGTATTCTGCTATAGTTCCTGTACCTGTTCCTGCCCCTGCCCCTGTCAAGGCTGTTGCTGCGTCTGCAGCTGTTCCTGCTTTTGCTAAAAATGGTTGAAAAGATCCAAGACCTGTTGCTGGATCTACTGCTTGTTGATATGCTGCTGCCTGTAATGGGTCTTGTGCTGCTACTTGCGGTGCAAGTTCTGCCATGCCCGCTTTTGTAATTTGAAACTGTTGTGCTTGTGCTTGTCTATTTGCAAACTGTTCTGCTGTTTCACCAGGTTGTTGTTGAACAGCTGTTGTAATACTTGGTATACCAGATTGTCTAGATAAATCTGTTAGAAATGTTTTTTGTGCTGCCTCTATAAACTCTGGAGGTAATAATCTTGATTCTGTAACACCTCCTGTTTGATAGCCTGCTCTGCCGCCTGATGCTCTATTTTCACCAAACTGTTTTATAACAGCCTCTCTAATTTTTATAGGATCTGTTAAACCCATTTCTCTTAATTTCATTATAAAGTCTTTAATGGCTTGTTCTTTTCCAGCTTCATATTCCTCTGAATACATCTCTCCTCTAGCTAAACTAGGAAATTCTTTCTCTAATTCAGCATCAGTCATAAACTTTTTAGGTGTCCCCTCAGCATAACCTGCTCTGCCGCCTTGATTAAATCTATATGGTTGATCCTCAGCGTCTCTTTCAATACCTTTAAATTTTATAGGCGGTGTTCCAAAATTCTCAATAAAATCTTTTAATGAAATTATCATTGATCCACCCATGGGAGTTTCAATTACAAAAGATTGTCCATCAGGAGATTCTCCAATTATTTTTGGTTGTATGCCCTCCTCCTCAAACTGTTGAGTCATAAATTTTCTAACATCAAATTTAAAAGGCGCTTTAAGTTTGTCACCCATAGCTTGACCTACTCCTCCAAATAAAGACTCCACCCCTTCTTGTTGTGGTCGATCTTCTCTTCTTCCTAATAGTTTACCCGCAGCTTTCCTAATGCCACCTAATATACCCGTTAAACCTGTTTGATTTTCTTCTGCCATTATACTACTCTTTTCTCCAATTTTTTCATGGTATCATACATTCTTTGTGCTCCTTTTTCAATGCTGCCGTTGCCTGCTCCTCGAACCGCGTCTGCTGTAAATACAAACTCGTTCTTAGATAACATGGCAGGTACGTCATCTGCTTTTTCTTTTATACCTACTGGTACAAATCCACCTTTGTCTCTGTAATCTCGTTCCATGACTCCAGCTTTATTTGTTCTCATGATACCTGTTGGCATGCCTCCTTTTGCAAGGCTAGGAACAAAATCAGGGTTTCTTCTTGGTGGTGTTTCGCCTGGATACTCCATAGCTAATCTGTACTGATCACCATCACTTAATGTCTCCCAACTCTCACCCATCAAAGCTTCTTCATATGTTGGTTTCATAGCTGCTTGAGCGGCTAAAACTCTATCTCTAATAGCGTTCATATCAGTTAAACTTGGAGCATTATTTTTAGGATCTGTAGGACCAAGCATGGTGCTAGACATAAGTAAACCAAAGGGATCTAGTTCCTCTGGTCGAGGACCCGTTTGAATTCTATTTACATTTCTATTGGCAGCGATAGCTGCTTGAATATCACTCATAGTCGGTGCTCCTGTTATATTTGCTGCAACTCCTCTTGCTCCTCCAGTCATTCTGTTTAGATCTTCTGCTGCTATCTTATTTGCCTCCTGTTGCAGTTGAGATTGAGATGCAATACGACCAGGTCTTATTTCGTCTAACCTAGCTCTTGCTTGTTGTAATCTTTGATTAATAGCAGCTTGATTAGCTAGGTTACGTCTTATATTTTCTGCAAGTGTGTTAGCCATGGTAACACCACCAGTTTGATACCCTATTCTACCGCCTTTTGCTACGTTAACTCTAGCAATAAAAGCATCTTTTTGTTCATCAGTCATAGCAGAATAATCTTTATCAAACTTAAAGTAATTATCAAAATAAGATCTCATTTTTCTACCTACGTTTTCTTTTCTTCTAGCCATGTACTCTTCTGTAGTCTCACCCTCTTCTTGTGGTGGTTCTTCTTTTAAAAATGCTTCATAAACATAAGTTATTGCACCGGTTGCACCGCCAACTAATATCTGACTTTTTGCAAATTCAGGTAGTTTATTTATGATAGGTATTTTATCTATGGTCGCTTTTGTTGTTTTAGTTACAAACTCTGGTCCACCTACAACTGTTTTAGCGGCGGTTCCTTTTGTAGGTTTTGCAACTTCTAAACCTGCCTCATCATAGGTAGATCCTAATTTTTCTTGTGGATTAAAAAAATCTTTTATAGCAGTTGTTCTATCTGCACTTAATGGTGAAGTAAATCTATCTCCAGGTGTTCCTAAAAAACTTTTTTGAGTCCCTGCTCCACCTATTTGTCTAAATAACTGTCCTGCTGCAAAAGTCCCAACTCCTTGTTTAAATGCATCGCTGATACTGCCTCTTTGATCAAACCTACCTATACCTCTCATAAGCCCTGCAATACCAGGATTAAAAGGTGCAACAAACGGTGCAGCTTTAACTGCAATATCTGCTAACTCATTAGGTACAAGTTTTCTAAATCTCTCTTTTAATTTACTACCAAGGCCATATTTTTTTCTAGGGGTAACACTGGCTATTCCACCTTTATCACGTAATTGTCTTGGCATTTTTGCTCTATTGATCATATATGTTAAATGTTGTTATTTTTAAAAGGCAGGGATTACACCTGAATTTACATTATTACTTGTTTTTAACAAGTAAATCAAGACTATGTTGTAACCTCTCTAGGCTTAGATTGTAGGGCCGAAAGGACTACATGTAGTCTATTAGCTGTAGCTGCAGTCACTTTTAGTATCTCACTTTCTTCTAATACTAAAGGGGCTGATAATAATTCTGTTGTGCCATTGGCAGATATAGATTTTGTCTTAAAAAGACTAAATACATTTGAGCTAGTATCAGTAATAGTTACCGTAATTGTATCTCCACTACCAGAGTCATCCGATACCAATATAGACTTTATAATGGCTGTGGTAGCTGACGGCACCGTGTATAAAGTTGTTTCTGATGTAGAGGTTAAATCTACCTTTTTATTTACAAATGAATTAGCCAAAGAAAAAAGCCTCCGCCTCTGCTTCGTCTTTTAAATCCTGTTGATAGGTTGTATTTAATTTTTGTACAATACTATCTACATCTCTAACAAATGATTGTTGTATCTGTTGATCGTAGTCCTCTGTTGGTTGTGTTAATGCTTGAACTATTCTAGCCACGTTTCTTAACTCCTTTAATCTTCTTTTTATTTAGTGATGCATAAAATACTTGTTCACCACGTTTTTTACCATATTGTTTTTTCATGGAACTCATTATCTTTTTACCTTTTTTATTTAATGGCATTATCTTCTACCATCTGGTTGATAATCTATTCTAAATGTTCCTAGTTTCCAAAACTGACTAGTGCTAGTATTTTCCACTTTTAAAGATATCTCTCTAGCTCTAGCACGTGTATCTACTTTAGTTGTGCTACTATTAATTGTAAATGGCCCTAAAGAAGAACTAGCTTTTGACTGATTAGGAAAATCTTTTAAGTTAAGTGTAACTCTTGCATCACCTGTTTGTGATAAAAAGTCTGGTATAACTCTTCTTATTTTCATCATAAACTCACCATCACCAGCTAAACCCTGTTGACCGATATCAAAACTTCCAGACTCTATGTTTGCTGTAATAGCTGTTGTTTGACCTAATTTAACTTGGTTAAGACCTGTTTCATGTTCATAGTATGTTGATGCACCATCTGTATTACCATGAACATAATTAACATCTGTGTCTGCTGTTTCTGCACTTGAGTCATATTCTGTTGCATGTGGTTTACCGAATATGGCAGAATCTTCCCATGCTGTTCTCGCTAGTGTTCCTGTCGTCCATACTGGTCGCTCGGGACTTGAATCTAGATAATTGTATGCAACCATTCTGTTTACAACACCAGAACCTGAGTTTGGATAGAACCACATAACTTCACCAAACAAATTATTTAGTCCTGCATTAATGTGTTGTTTAGGTGTCGTATTAATATCGTCAAATACATGATCTTCAACTAAACATGGTAACGACTCTAGTTTACCTGTGTATCTAAAGAAACCATTCTCTGACATCCAATATGCTGTACCATCAACCTCAACAGCTGCGTTCTGTCCAATTAATCCACAGTTTGTACCAACCTGTTGAAATGAGAATGTAAATGGTGGACCAACGAAACGCATAATAAATAATGCAGTATCAGTCCAAATATAGATTGCATCACGACCTCTAATAGCTCCAACAAGTTTGGATCCGTCTGCAAGTCTTTGTGTACCAGCAGTGTTTGTAGCTGAGGGCGTGTATGTATTAATGTCCTCTTGATCTGAAAACCTTATAAACATAGGATCTTGTGTTGATTTAGTTCCAATGGTTGTTTCTGTTCCAAAGAATATTAAGTGACGGTCTGGAGTAGATACCAAACTAAATGCAGAAGCTGTCGGTGCTCCTGTTATAATAGTTGCTCGTGTATTGTTTGCACCAGTTGGATTTGAATCCCACTCAAAACTTTCACCCCCGTTTATAGTTGCGATTAATTTGTTACCTAAATTATCTAATGACCAAAGTCCAGGTGCTGTTACAATATCCCCTGACGCTGCAGCATTCCATGCAAAAAAGTTTGATGCATCTGTTACTGTTGCTCCAGATGAATGTGTTGCTGCTGTTGTGCCCGATGCTCCTCTAGTTAAACCAGATAAAACCCCACTGTTATCATTGCCAGTGTAGGTGATTAATTCGTTATCTATCAATACTGTACCTGATGATGGAAATGAGGATGAGCTAGCCATTGTTAAACTTGTTACACTAGCATTTATACTTGATGATAGTGTGGATGTAAATTGACCTGCTTGTTGCCCGCCCCATGATCCAAGACTCCAACCTGTAGATGCAACCTCAACAGCTGGTCCTACAGGGTAGTAATGTTTAACTCTAATACCACCAGACGTGGATGCACCAGATCCAGACTCATTGGATTCCATCTCTATTGTAAGTGTAGTGTCTGTTGGTATGGATGTTACCATAAATTTTTTGTCATCAAAATCAGTAGATGTGAAACCAGAATTGGTTATAGCAGTAAAACTATCTAATAATATAATATCAAATTTATTTATATTATGCGCTGACGAAAAAGTTAAAGTTACAGTCTTTGATCCATTAGTGGTGCTAAATGCACTTGTTAAAGTCGTTGTAGATTTAATAGGATGTATATCATAAAATATACCACCAGAGTACGCATATAAAATTCTGTTTGTTCCTAAAATAGCATACTTAATACCTGATGTATTTACAAAGTGATGAATAGCTGTTGCTCTACCGGTTATCTGAACAGATCCTAATTGTGACCAACCACCTATTTTTTCTGGTGTACCATATCTAAAACGGACATTATCGCCGTTAACCCACTGACTCTCACCGCCTGTAGATGTAACTTGTTTATTAAATCCTGGTGCAAATTTTACTTTTTGTAACATACAAAACCTTTAATAATTAGGCAGGAGACGTTGTGGTGGAGATCTCCCGCCAAATTATTATATACAATATTATTTAGGTAATTTAAAGCCTTTATACCATGAGGGCAACCCTAAAAATGGTCTTTTATCGTATTCGTTTTCTTTAGCTGTTTTTGATTTTGCTTTGTTATAATGTAAAAATACTTGTCCACAATCTTCACCAGTAAACTCTTCTCGCCAATGTTCAAGATCACATCCTGAATATATTAACATGTCACCTGGTTTAAGATCTACTTTAATTCCTGCTTGACCCTTGTTGCCTGTTGGATCTAAATAAATAGGCC